GCAGCTAGTGCATAAACGCTTTGATTGCCGTTTAAATTTTTCATGTTTAAGTCTTTGTTGACTGACGAGTTTTAGGCGATTATGCTAACTAATCGATGCCGTGTCTCCCCCACCAAATAATACTACCACACAATATTATTTGGTGGAGGAGGGGGGAGTCGAACCCCCGTCTTAATTGCCTCTACCCTTAAACCTTTACGTCGTTATTCTCACTTCATTGAATAATGAATGTTATGCATCATCATGAGATAGTAGCTTCCACAATACCGCTGCAGAAATTAAACCTACTAAACCAGCGTCACCCAGTTGTGAAACGATACCAATGACTGTTCCAATGACGTCACCACCTAAGAAAGGTACTGCTCCACCGAAAACAATTTGTAACATGATTGCTAAACCAATTAAACTCATTGATATTGCTGTTGCGGCTGAAACACCGTTCGTGATTTTATCTAACATATATTCTCCTATGTCGTTTTTTAAAAGTAGTTTAACCTTATCTCGAAGGTGGCTCGTCCTTAAACTGTTCATTTATTTTATCATTTTGTTTAAGGAATAATGGGAAGAGAAGATTTGATAACAAAGCTATACCAGCAATTGTTATGATAAACCCTACTCCCACACTAACTAAGAATTCTTGAATTAACATTATTTATAATATCCTTTATTTCTATTTAAGATACTATTATAACATACTTTTAGCTGTTTGTACACAGCTAAAAGCAATTATTTTTAAATAAAATTTGTATACCCTGGTTTACATTGTATACTATAAGACACAACTTTCACAGTAATCATCATATTCTTGATCTGACTTAAAGTCTTTACGTTCATAATCCATAGTAGACTCATCTTCAGTTGCTTGATCATTTGTATTAAAGTAATACAATTGTTTGCCACCATACTTATAGAAAGTAATTAGATCTTTCATCATCTCTGACATTGGAACTTTGTTATCCTCATACTGAGCTGGGTTATAACTGGTATTAACAGATATACCTTGGTCAACATACTTCTGCAATACAGCCATAATCTTTAGATAACCCTCTGGTCCTTTCTGGTCCCACAGCAAATCATACTTATTCTTAAGGTTATGAATCTGTGGTACAACCTGTGCCATCACTCCATCCTTCGATTGCTTATAAGATACCAATGCACGAGGTGGTTCTATGCCATTTGTCGAATTACTGATCTGTGCGGACGTTTCGGCAGGCATAATGGCCATTAATGTCGAATTTCGGATGCCGTGTTCTAAAAGGGCCTCACGTAGCTCCCGCCACCGCATTCTTTCGACTGGCTTGACTAATTCATTGACCTCAGATTTGTACGTGTCTAAGGGTACCATACCGTGCCCGTATTTGGTCTCTAGATTTTTATAGCATCTTCCTCTCTCTTTTGCTAGATTTACGCTCGATTTAATCAAATAATAGCTCCATGCCTCCGCATATTCGTCAACAGTGGCTAATGCACCTTCATCATATTTTAATCCACGTTTTGCTAAGAAATACGCAAAGTTAATGATACCAACGCCTAGAGGACGACGGTTCATTGTTGACCGTTGTGCTGCAAGAACTGGGTAATCTTGATAATCTAATAAAGCATCAAGGGAACGTACAGTTAGGTCACAGTACTTTTCAAAGTCTTTAGGGTCATTAATCAAACCCCAATTGATTGCACTTAATGTGCATAAAGATATCTCACCTTTGTTTGCATCATCATAAGACTCGAGCCCATGACTTGGCAAGGTAATCTCACAGCAAAGGTTTGACTGGTGAATAGGTGCCTGCTCTTCAATGAATGAACCATGTGTATTTGCATGGTCAACATTCTGTAGATAGATTCGGCCTGTTTCTTTACGCTCAGTTAGGAATTGTGAGAACACCTCAACTGCTGGTAATGTCTTCTTACGAATCTTACGGGTCTTTTCATACTTCTCGTATAATTCTTTGAACCGATCTTGGTCCTCAAAAAATGCATCATATAATCCAGGTACATCATGAGGACTGAAAAAAGTAATATTTCCACCGGTTAATAATCTCTCATACATTAACTTATTAAATTGAAATGCATAGTCCATGTTACGCACACGAGTTTCATCCGTACCACGATTGTTTTTTAGAACAACGAGATCTTCAAATTCATAATGCCAAACAGGCATATAGACAGTTGCCGCTCCGCCACGAACACCACCTTGTGAACAAGACTTTACCGAAGCCTGGAATAGTTTAAGGAATGGTATCATCCCTGTATGTACAACTGAGCCATCACCAATGTGTGAACCCACCGCACGAATCTTACCGGCATTAATACCTAAGCCAGCTTTCTTACTAATGTATTTAACAATAGAAGTGCTGGTGGCATTAATAGAATCTAGTGAATCATTTGTCTCAAGCACTACACATGAAGAGAACTGTCTCGTAGGTGTACGCACTCCAGCCATAATAGGTGTTGGCAATGAGATATAGAATTGACTGATGGCATTATAGAAGTCCTTAACGTAGTGCATACGCCTTCCATTGTACTTAGAGAATAAAGTCATAGCAATCATAATATACAACACTTGAGGTGTTTCATATATAACGCCAGTTGATCTGTTCTGTACTAAATACTTAGAACGCATTTGCTCCATGCCAGCATAGGTGAAATCATCATCTCTGCGATGGTCAATTATATGATTGTTTATATAATCTATTTCAGCTTCTGAATATTGATTCAAGATATCTTTATCATATACACCAGCATCGATGTTATGGTCAATGATCTCTTTAAGTGGCCAAGGGTCTTTATCGCCGTACACTAACTTCTTCAGCTTATAGTTAATAAGCCTAGCAGCTACTGTTTGATAGTTAGGTGTTGCCTCAGTGATTAGTTCTGCCGAGGATTTGATTAGAAGGTCGTGGATAGATGTCGATTGCATCGCATCATATAATTGAACGTTCGCTCGCATCTCTATCTCTGAGATACTTACCCCGATTAAATCATTACACGCCCATTCTAGAACACGGTGAATTTTATTAATGTTGAACGGCTCAGTATCACCACTGCGCTTGGTTACGAAAATAGACGTCATGTCACTCCAGATTAAATTATTTTGTAGGTATATTATAACACACTTTCGTGTGTTTGTACACAGTTACAAGATATTATTAATAGATATAAAAATGTTTTCTTGTGTTTTGTAGATTGGAACACCAGCAAAGTATCCTACTGGTTCTAGAGAATCTAGTTCTACAATAGTTCCTTTATTACCTTCAAGCATATCATGATTTAGAATATGCAACCCTGTCGAAAGGTCTTTGAAGTCTTCAGTTAAGTCGATTGAAGTATCGGCACCGAAGTCCTGTAGCACTGTTAGGATATCCTCTTCCGCCATACCAGTTTCTTCTTTTAATAAGAATAGTGCTGCGGCGTATGAGGCAATTCTAGATTTACCAAATGGTACTCTTTCCAGGATTCTTTTGATATTAAAGACTAGCTTATGAAAAACAGTATAGACTTTCTTTTGAGCAGATGTTTGATCCTTACCCTTAACAAGTAGCTTGCCTTTAGCGTCAATGACACCTTCGTCAAACGCTTCAGTGTCTTCCCATTTTGTGGTAAGCAAGCGAATAAACTTATACGTAATGAATAAATCTACAGCGCTCTCTTTTAAATATTTACTCATAGTTTCCTTAATACATCTATAATCGTTGAGTCCAATGGGATTTCAACATAATCTTGTTCTGGTAGATAGTTTAAATATACCAGAAATGTTTTAACTGTGCTGAGTAAAGTCCTGTCTGTTTTAGACATTAGTATCTCTGCACATACAGGCGGGCTTAACACATTACCTAATATAATAATATGATTTAGTATTAACCGTTCCTTTAAATCATCGTCACGGTAATACCTATTGACCAGACGGTTGATATATTTAAACCTAGATATATCTTCCTTAAAGTCTTCTGTTGTTGCCCACTTATCTTTCTGATAATGCTTTGCAGCATATAACTCGAAGTTATTTTTAGTCAGTTCCATGATATATATTTATCCTTTAAAAAGGGTTTACTTCATTACTTTCTTCAATTTACCCCATAAAGACTTTTTAGACTGACGTCTATCTAGCTCTAGTCCATGCTTACGGGCTTCAGTTTCCATATCAGTTTTACTGGATTTCTCAGTTAAGCTGACCTTTTTAAGATCAGATACTGCTTTTTCAATAGCATCCGCATAACCAACCATTTTAGATTCAACTGGTGTTACACCATTCCATGCATCCACAAATTCTTGTGTATGTGGTTCACTATTTAACATTTCACCATCGGGTGAATAATAACCTTCTAGGTCTACTGTTGTGCCCTCAGGCCATTGCTCTTTATTAACTTGCATAATACTTTTCCTTTTATGTAATAATTATATCTGATAACCAGAACGTTTTAAATTTTTCTGATTCTTTCAACTTCACTTTAACGTGATTACTTCCTAATGTATCTATAGTACCTTTTTGACCATCAGTTGTTACTATTTTATCATTCACATTAAATAATTTGCCCGTCACATATTTCTCACGAATAGTAGACGAACGCTTTAATTTAATATCTTGTCTAAAAGATTTCTCTTCCTTTAAACCCATACCCGAACGGACTGCATTCATTAGTCCCTCAGAATCTTTAAACTTAGGTGGTAGACCAGAAGTAAATGCAATAAGATCATTCTTAGTTGCTGCAGCTCTCATCTTCGAGGCTGACATACCTTCTGCGCCTTCGGCATCAGGGTCTCTCTCACCAGCATTAATAATTTTAATAGATACAAAGTCATAGAAACCATGTTTAGCTTTCTTACCATTGTATCCATTTACAAGCTTTTCAAATTCTTTTACTCTGTCAGAACCAACAACTAATTCAAGATTTTTAAATCCATCATTGTGTGCTATAACCAAAGCATCCCATATTGTCTTAACCTTCTTATCCATAAGAATCATACGAGCATGCACAGGGAATATCTTCCGCATGTACTTGACCTTAGTCTTCCAATCTAATGGGTTCTTTTTAGCGTCTTGGGATTGCGTTGCATAAATTCTATGAACACCTGAACCTTTAGCGTGACTTACATCTAAAAGCTTTTCATGACCAATAGTTGGAGGATTAAATCGACCAAAGTTTAGGGTAACGGTTTCTGCCGCAGCCTCTTCAAGATAGTGTTCTTTAAAACTATGTAATGACATTGTTATACCTTATCGTATTTTACTTTTTCAGCTGATGCTATAGCCTTTTCAACCATATCCATTGCTTGGCTAAAGACTTTACTTTCATCAAAGTATTTTCCAGAGTTGTCGCTCATACTAGGACCAACATCCTGATCCATAAATCTTATTTGATCCATACTCTGTCTTAAATTAAAAGCTTCTTTCTTTAACGCTTTAAATTGTGCAACCATTTGAGATGGGGTGAATAAACCTTTCACTCTCTTTGGTCTTTTGGCTTCTTCTATTGCAGACATATCTCTTAATGCCGCTGCAACTGTTACTGCTGGTCCTTCTTGCATGTTATCTCCTATTTAACTTTCGCCATCATGTCAGAAACTTTATCGTTGTTTTTAAATGATGCCACTGTTTTATCTCCAAACACAAGTTCATTATCATCAAAGTAAATATCTTTTCTACTGAACCCTGCTTTAGCTACTGCCTTTGCAAACTTTGAATTCTTCATCATATAATCAAGCAGAGCAATTTGATCCATATCCTTTACTAGCTCTGAATGATGTACTCTCTTTGATCCTGCTCTACGCGCTGTCATACTTGATGCTTCTTTTACACTTAAATTATTATACGCAGCTTCTATATCTGACTCAAATGAAGCCACCCATTTTAACACCATCGCATAACCACCACCACCATTTTTCTGAACCCATCTTGAATTGAATGTTTTCATTGCCAAGTTTTTTGGTCCAGGTACTATTACTTTTACATTCCAAGGTGCATTCATATTAAATGCTGGATCTACATTCATTTTAATAATTGCAACTACTAGTTCTTTACCTAAATCTCCATAAGTAATAAACTCTGTAGCATTTGATTTTTTATGTACAATGTATTTTGATTCTACATCATGCATAACAAATTTTCCTTGGCGAACACCTGATCTTTTAGCATTCTTAGGATATATTCCTTCTAATGGAACTGCACCCAAATCACGCTTAGATATATACGTCTTAGTGACGTTCATCCAATCACGCATATCCACTTTAGCTTTAGCTTTACGGTTAAACGCTGCAGTCCATTCTGGATTAATAGCATTACTAGCTTCTCTAATTTCTTTTATTGTTATCATCGTGGTTCAGACTCCCATCCTTTGATTATATCTTTACTAAAGTTATTGTAACTGAATTCCATACGGTCTACAATCTTCACTGCACCGTTTGTTAGGTGATCTATTGCAACATAACCTTCAGCGCCTGTTACTCTGAACCCATCTTTAGTCTTTACAAATGTATTTATACTATCTATACTGTCTAGATGTACTAATAGCTTTTTCTTAGCTTGGACTAATTCATTCTGCATATCAAGCATACTTATAAGTCCTGCTTTATTGTCGTCAGAGAAGAATTCTAAGGCTGCCAGTTTTGCTTGTTCTTTTCTGTCTTTCCCAGCATCCGACTTAAGACGCTCCTTTTCGGTGTCGTAACGAGATGATATCCAGCTGATGAGTTCACCAACGTAGGTCGAGGAGTTGAGTACTTCCTCTTGAGCTCTAACTTTCGTATTGCGAAAGGTATTGATAAATAGATTAATATCTGGATTTGTAGCCACGTCTTTAAGCGTGCTAGCTGCGATTTTTTTGAAGAGTTTTCCTGCGTTAGAAATATGTTTCGTAATTTCATCTGTTTCCTTTTTAGATAATGTAGCAGCGTGAGACACATCAGGTAGGTTAGCAGACTTCTGCCATACACTTCTGACGTTCTTAAATGCTGCCGTGGTTACACCAAAGCTGGCGCTCATTGTTTCAAATGTTGACCCTGAGTAATAAGTATGCCATACTACACCAATCTTCGCTGCTTTAATTTCTTTCGCTGCTTCAATAGGTACTGCATATACTATAGTATTAGGATGGAAAGTTATATATTTGATCCCATCAATTGTTTCGTTCTTAAGATCTTTTTTGGTGAACATGATGTCACCTTGATAAACCCCACTCTTTATACCAAGTTTACTTAATTCTTGAAATGCTACGGTTAGCTTAGCTGCTAAATCACCAGAGGTATCAGCCCTTACATCCTTCACTGATTTATATACCTTAGGATTCTTATTAAATATTCCTTTCTTTGCAACAAAGAACTTACCATCAGCTGGGTCAATACCAGCGAATACAGCCGGAGCTCCATCCCATTTAACTGTTACTTGCTTAGAGCTATTATCATGTCCAGCTAACATGTCTCTTAAATCTCTTAGGGCAAGAATGGCTGAGCGTGCACCGTTAACTCCACCATCTATAACCATATCTTCGATATGTGTCATGTGAGTATTCTTAGCTTCTGCTATGTGTCGTTTTAGATTCATAGTAATGGGAATGCCCCCCCTCCTGCAACTTTAATATTATCAACATCAAGATTAAAAAAGTCAAGTAAACCTGCCATCATTTTTTCACCTAATTTTTTAAGACCATTAAATGCCTGTTTAATTCTAAACATAATACGATCCATTATTTTTCCCGCTTGGTTTTTTATTGCACTACTTACATTCTTAGCTTGTTTCTTTAATCTGTCAAATAATGCAAACTCATCTAATTGTTCCATCTCTTCAGTTAAAAACTCTGCGCATTCCGATCTAACTATATTAGCAAATGATTCATTTTTTGTTTTTAAGATACCGGCTCTCGTAACCAAAGTTGGTTTACCACCGCCTTTAAATGAAACATAAAACTTATTCTTTTTTGCTAAATACATTCCTGCACCTTGTATAGAGTCTAATATTAAATCATTCTCTATATAACCTTTTGGATGAAATGTTACTACGTGAGTTGCCGTTGCGTCAGCACCCGTACCAAATTTTGTTTCTCCCGTCGCTGCTTCCCAACAAAAATGACTTTTAAAATCCTCACTTAAAAATATTTTATTCATTTGAGTAGTTAAATCTTTAGCTACTTTATCAAGGCCTTTAAACTCTGTGAGTTTAGCTTCATCATCTGCACTTAATTTTTTACCCGAATCTCTCATTTTTTTAAGTGCATTAATGCTTGTTGTAGTTGTCATCTTACCCATGTCACTTTCTATATTATCCATGAGTTTAATTAAACCTCTTGGATTTTTTCCTGAATATGTAGTCATGGCAGCATTAAAAGTACTTAAAGTTTCTGCAGCTCCGCCACTCATTAATTGAGAACCACCAGATTTTTTAAGAGATATATGAATTTTATTATCCAGCATATCAGTTTTTGGTGTTCTATCTTTTGCACCTGTTTTTTTCCATTCAGCACTTGTAGGTGCGGTTGAAGCTCCTAATTGTTTTAATCCTTTTAGTTTATAACGGGTTTTAAATTCTTTGCCAAGCTTCATTGCAAATGGACCATAGTCATCCCAGAATTTTTCAATACTATCCCATTCACTACTACCTAATTTCCATCCTGTTCCTTGTACTGCTCTGTTCACACCCACAGATATAAGTGCTTCCCATTCAGCGCCGGTAGGTTCTCCACTTGATCCTTGACCACCAAATTCAGCAGTTTTTTCTAAACTTGCCCAGCTCAGTGTTTTACCATCTACATCTTTTGGTTTATCTGGTATATCAGTTTTTGGATCACTGTTTACTGTGATTCCAGCTATCATATCTTTATGTAGCACAACCGTATCATCACTGCCTATTAATTTAAATTCACCACCGCTTTTAACTTTTTTAATAAAGGCATCCAATCTTACTGGATTTTTTGCTAATACAGTTCTATTTAAACTATTAACTTCAGTAATGTACTCTTCGTCTTTTAATCGATATGGCTCTGTCATTGTTCGTTCGTATCTTGTCTTACGATCAAGTACCCTGGTAAATTCTTTATGGTCTAAACCAAAATGATCAGCAGCGATGTCTTGTATCTTTTGTTTAGACAAGCCTCGTTTAATTACATCAGGGTCTTTCCTTAATGCTTTCATCATAAGCAATGCTGCTTTATACTTGTCCTGGTGTTGATGTCTATATATCATTCGCTTCACCTTCTTCGGGAGCAAATCAATTATACGCATACCAGTATCTTCTTGTACTTTTTCGTTAAAGCTTAACATTAATTATCTACCTTTGCTCCAGCTCTCCATTGATAACATGACCAATAACCAGCTGTTGTTTTATCTTTTTTATCTGCACAATTATGACGCGCTCTAAAAGCTTTACGCCTAGCAGGGTCATCTCTTTTAATTTCCATATTAGGATCACCAAAGCTTACCTTTACCACATTACCTTTAGCGTTTTTTACATACACATGAAACTTGGATGCAGAGCCCGCTGGTGACCGTGTGGGGTTGTTTAATGTTTTGCCTTCGTACTTCTCAACAACTAAGTCTTTGTACATGTCTTCACACATATAATCGATTGCTTCTACTTCTTTATATGTTTTCATTAATTATTTTCCATCCATTTTTTAGCTGCCTTGTTCTTTGGCATAGTCTTAGACCACTTGACAATAAAGTTTAATACTTTACGTATTAACATTGGGGTTTTTTCCTGTACAGAGTTATCTATCTCAAAAAACAATTTGCCGAATGATTTTTTAAAAGGAGCTAGACCTGACTGTACTTCTTTCCACTTACTAGTAACTAATTCAGGACCAATAGTTCTATCACCATCAAGTCCTCGTTGTTTATCTGCTGCGATTGAACCTTCTAAAGATAGATTAACATATACCATAAGGCATTCATATCCGAGTGCCTCGAGCGTTTTCTTTTGTCCTAGAAGTTTTGAAGTATTAGCGCCGGTTCCATCAATAACAAGTCCTAATCTACCAATCATTGCGCCACTTTGTTTTCCTTTGGTATGTCTTTTTGCCACTGTTCGTATAACACCACGTTCGAATTCTGTTTTAGGGTCAAGGACCACTGCACCGTTCTTGTCAGTTAATCCTGCAGATTTCATATAGCGGGAAAATTCTATATCTGAATTGATATCTTTATATCCTAGTTGCCCAGGAAGGGCCATAGCTTTTGCAACAAATGTTTTACCGGCGCCGGGAGCACCAGCCATAAATACTGCGTGGAAGATTGAAGGGTCATTTCTTCCCTCGAGTATATGTTGTCTTAAAGATTTCATTTATTCCCTTATAAATTGAATATATATAAAGGTATTTATAGTATTATAAATTCTTAATAATTTTATTTAAATTCTTTATTGTACTATACTTTTTGAGCTTAACTAGCTTAGGTTCCATATGACTAGCTATGCGTTCTATATTAACATATCCATAGTAATCAAGGATACATACCATAGCCATAATGTCACCAAGCTCCTGTTCTAAATGAGCTTTGTTCTCTTCATTTTCTACGCCAAATCTAATTAACTTAGAGTTTGCCTGGACGACTTCAGCACATTCTTCTGAGAGAATGGTTAGTGTTTCTTTTACGTTCATTACTTATCTTTTGGACCCAATACAAAGTCCTGTTTTTCCATAGTATCGGCTAGTATACTTTGTAGTATATTACCCGCCGCTTCATTAAATTGTGGATGACCATGAGGTGTTTCCATTGGATAGTCTACAATTTCATAATCAAAATTTATAGATTTAGTTGTATCATTTAATTTCACATCCATGTATCTGTATATGACATCGTGATATTCACCGCCCTCTAACCGTACATACCAATGTTCAGTATCTAAATCATTCCTATCTACAAATGACCATTTTTCAAATGGGACTTCCCTCGAACTCATTTTACAAGCCTCAGGATTTTTTCACTGTATACATGAAGTACACCACGGTCGTCTTCAACCACTAAACGTACTGCACCACTAAGCTTTTCAAACACTGATACAACGTGACCTTCAAATGTATAGTCACCGCCTACTTTTTCTACTAGCTCACCTACTTTAAACATAATTACTTTTCCTTAATAAAGTTAACTTCATACACATTTCCATCAATAGAAAAACTGACGGTTGAATGTGAATATTCTTCACGCGTGGTTCTGTTCTGTCTAACTTCAGTTTGGCAGACCACAGATGTAGTATTCACCGTACCTTTGTTCTCTTCGGTCTTTGCACCGATTACACCACCAACAACAGCTCCAGCTGTTCTATCAATATTAAGAACATCGCCTAAGATACTTCCGAAGATTGCTCCCCATACTGCTCCTTCAACAACATTGCCTTTCATCTTCGTCTCTTCACCACATACTTCAACATAGTATGGCTCAAGATAAACAACATCATGAAAATAGTCCTTTACGGAACCTCTTACACTTGAATCAGCAATAGCCATTGTTGACCACATTACTGCTGCGCCAGTTGCTAATGCTAATACTTTTGTTTTAAGCATTCTGGCACCTCTTACTATTAGGATGCCTCTTGCATCGGTGTGTACCGTGACTCATATCTTTCTTAACTTTCGGCATTCCTTTTGCTCGTTTTTTTATAAACGGTACTGTTGTCTTACCCATTAAATTCCTCCACTTCTATTAAATACATTACTCCGGCTTCTTTAAACAAAGCCTTAGCATTTTTGATTGATTCTTCCCACGCTACATTGTGTTTCAAGTACGGCCTAGTAACTACAACCTTTTTGATACCAACTTGAATAATACCTTTAGCGCATTCATTACAAGTAGGTAAACCATATACATACATTGTAGAATTTTTTAAAGATACCCCGTTAAGAGTTGCGTTATATATCGCATTCATCTCACCGTGCACAACTAATTCATATTTTCTTTCACGATTATTTAGCCTCTCTTCAGAATCATTAATTCCCCTCGGGAAACCATTAAATCCTTGAGATAGTATTTGACCATCCTCGCCTACAACCACCGCACCAATTTGAGTGCTAGGGTCTTTACTCCATGTAGATATTTCTTTAGCTAGCCTACAGTATTTATTGTGCCAATTTTTGCTTTGCATTAAGGTACTCATACATTAAACTCCTCATATCTACTAGCGACCTTAGGCGGCTCATCCCTCACATTGAGAGTCTGTGCAGTATCTTCAACATCATATAGTCTCATCTTAGCCCTATCAATTCCTAACACAAACTTTTTATTTGACCCTGTTGGGTCGTTATACCTATTCTTTAACTGCTTAATCATTATCTGATTCAAGTTGTCCAGTTCTTCCGTAGATATAAGAGCAAACATTAAGTCAGCAGTTGCAGGTAAACCGAATGATTCACTTGTATCAGCTAAGCCTACATCTGAATTATCAAAACCACCTCTTGTGGTTTGTGTTGCAGTTAAAACTGGTAGATTAAACTCTACGGCTAAACCACGTAGCTCTTCTGCGATTGCTTTAACATATGTATATGAGTTAATTGCACCACCCATAGCTTTCATACGTGCACTCGAACAAATATTCAAGTAGTCTATACAAATCAAATCAGGTTTAAAGTCTCTCTTAACCTGAAGTTCTTTTAATAAAGCTCTGAAGTTATTTGAACTTGCGGCGCCTGTAGGATATTCCTTAACAATAAG